CATATAGCCACATTTATAATCTAAAGACTGTTCAAATGTCGAATGACAAAGGAACATGGTTTGGATGGGATGTATCTAAAGTTGGTCCGGTTACAGATAAAGGTGTTTACGAAATTGCTAAAAACTTTGCTGAGAAAAACAGTAAAGGTTTAGTGAAAGTTAAACATGGATCTGACGAATCAAAAAGCGATTCACCATATTAACCAAATCCTAGGAGGCGGGCGCTGAAGCGAGAGTGGGGGCGCCCGTTTAAAAAAAGAATTATATGATTGAAGATAGAATAAGAAATTTTAGAGATATATTTAAAGGCTTAGAAAGAGCCCATGGTTGTACTAAAGTATCTGGACCAACAGAAAATGGTGTTAAGGTAAAAGGACAATCATTTGTAGTACGTCAACCAGTAACAGACGAGCTTTGGTTAAAACATTTACAGGGTTCACAAAGTTTAGGAATTATTCCAATCAATGAAAACGATCAATGTGTGTGGGGATGTGTAGATATAGATTCATACGCAGGATTTGATCACAAAAAATTAATAGATAAAATAAAGAATTATAATTTACCTCTGGTAGTATGTAGATCAAAGAGCGGAGGAGCCCATGTCTTTCTGTTTACCACAGAGTCGGTATCAGCAGAAAGAATGAGAGACAAACTGACAGAAATAAAGACACTATTAGGATACGGCGGATCAGAAGTATTTCCAAAACAAATTCAATTAAAATCACAAGATGACACAGGAAATTTCCTTAACTTACCATACTTTAATGGTGATGATACAACAAGATATGCGTTTAAAGCTGACGGTACAGCAGCAAGCTTAAAAGAATTTTATGAGATCATAAATAATGTAAAACAACTAGATGTTGGTCTCGTAAAAGTACAGAGGCCCCAATCAGAATTTTCTGACGGGCCTCCGTGTATAGAACTAATGGCAATCAATAAAATACCAGAAGGTGGTAGAAACAATGCAATGTTTCATTATGGTGTTTATGCTAAAAAGAAATGGCCTGCAGAGTGGAAAAGTAAGATGACTGTTTTTAATATAGAAGCATCAACTACACCATTAAGTGAATCTGAAGTAGATATAATTAAAAGACAACATGAGAAAAAAGATTGGGGTTATAAATGTAATGATGTTCCAATGTGTAATCTATGTGATAAGAAATTATGTAGAAGTCGTAAATATGGAATAGGAGAAGAAATTGTATTTCCAGCATTAACAGATTTACAAAAAATTAAATTAGAAAAACCATACTACTATCTAAATGTTGATGGTGAACGATTACATTTAGAAAATGTTAAATATTTAAAACAACAAAGCTTGTTCCAAGAAGCATGTATGGAACAATTAGATTTTAAACCACCGACAGTTAAACCAAAAGATTGGGACATGATTATAAATCCATTGATGAAGAATCACGAACCTGTGGAACCACCAGAAGGTGTAACAACAGCAGATCAATTAAGAAATCATTTAGAAGAATTTTGTTTAAATAGACACATAGGTTCCGATGTTAACGATCTTAAAAAAGGCGGTGTATGGACTAATGATGGTCATCATCATTTTGTGTTTAGTATGTTCTACAGTAAATTTTTAATTAGACAAAGATGGGAAACAAATTATCAAAGAACAGCACAAATGTTAAAAGATTATTGCAGTTGTGATGATAAAAAAAGAGTGGGTAAAGAAAGAACTTCTGTTTTTACAGTAAAACAGTTTGATAAGAAAAAAGAAGATTATGTTCAAAAAGAATTAAAACCGAAGGATGTATTTTAATGTACGGCGAGCAATTAACTTTATTTAAACAACCAATAGTGAGTAAAAAATTAGACAATCATCTTCTTGTACCTAAAAAAATAGAAACATTTATGCCAGAAATTAAACCAAATAAATATATTATATACCCCACAGGAGGTTGGCATTTTTTTTGTAAAGAAGCGCCCACAGGTTCTATCTACACACAACCTATTTGGCCTTTTATAACGACTAATAGTGGATATAATAAAGTTAAAAGGGTCACTACCTATTTTTCAGATTCAACCAGTTACATGATGGTAAGTATTGATGATGAAAATTATAAAGGGTGTCCTAAAATGATACATGTTATTGTGGCTAAAGCTTATGTTGGGAATATAGATCCTAAAAAATATTACCAAGTATCTCATAAAGGAAATGATAAATGTAATTACTTACCTGAAAACTTAGAATGGAAAACAGGAAGTGGTAACCATACAGGAAAAAAGAACAAGAGAATTTCTAGCAGAGAGGAAGATTATCTATTTGCAAAAGCGAGAGGTTTTATTTTATGAAAACAATAGTATTAGGACCACCAGGTACAGGTAAGACAACTACACTATTAAATAAGGTAGATGATTATTTAAAAAAAACTGATCCAGATAAAGTGGGTTACTTTGCTTTTACACAAAAAGCAGCATATCATGCCAGAGACGAAGCAATTAAAAAATTTAATTTAACTGAGGATGATCTTCCATACTTTAGAACTCTACACTCATTAGCATTTAGAAAACTGGGACTTAAAAAAGACCAGGTTATGCAACAAAGACACTATAAAGATCTTGGAAAAAAATTAGGATTTCCAGTGTCTTATGCAGAACACCAAGAAGATCATGGTATATTTACTTCTGATAGTGAGTATTTACAAATTATACAATTAGCACAACTTAGAAATATTACACCTGAACAACAATATAATAGAAGAGAACATACTCAAGATTTAGAATTAGATAAATTACGTATCATTCATAATGAATTAAAAAGATATAAAAAAGATTATAACCTAATAGATTTCAATGACATGATTTTAGATTTTATAAAATCAGATAAATCTCCAAACTTTGACGTTGTATTTATTGATGAGGCACAGGATTTGTCCTTAATGCAATGGGATATGACTAAAACTATTTGGGATAAAACAGAAGATACTTTTATTGCTGGTGATGATGATCAAGCTATTTTTAAATGGGCTGGTGCTGATGTAGATTCTTTTATAGCTTTACAAGATCAAATGATCAATCTTCCATTAATACAATCACACAGAATACCTATGAAAGTTCACCAACTAGCAATGGGAATCATAAATAAAATTAAACATCGAATAGATAAAACATGGAAACCTAAAACTAATGAAGGAAGTTTACACCGACACTTTGATATTGATGCAGTAGATATGTCAAAAGGTGAATGGTTAGTACTAGCCCGAACCAAATACATGTTAAAAGAAGTAGAAGATGTTTTATATCGTAAAGGCTTATATTATGAAACTAAAAATAAACGTAGTTATGAGAAAGATTTGCAAGAAGCAGCTACAGATTGGGAGCATTTAAGACAGGGTCAATTGTTAAGTTATAAACAAATTGAAAAAATCTCTAAATATGTGGAACCAAACTATTGGGAAAAAGAAAAAATAAAAGGTATGGTTAAAGGATCTTTTTATGGAATAGATCAACTTACAAAAGATTATGGATTAAAAACTAAAAAAGTTTGGTATGAAGCATTGAAAGATGCAGGATCACGACGAATAGAATATTTAAGAAAGATGCGGGCTAATGGAGAATCTTTAAATAAAAAACCAAGAATAGAATTATCTACTATTCACGCAGCTAAAGGCGGTGAATCAGAAAATGTAGCATTACTCACTGATCTCACTAAAACAACAATGGAAAATTATGAAAAAAATCCCGATGATGAAAATAGATTATATTATGTAGGTGCAACACGAACGAAAGAAAACTTACACATTATAGAACCAAAACAATATAACAAAGGATTTATTATATGAAACCATATGATAAACAAATCGGAGGATCACACTATCAGAATTTTAAAATTCAACCAAGTAAATTCGTAATCGAAAACGAGTTGCTATATCCTGAAGGATGCGTTATAAAATATATCTTAAGACACAGATTGAAAGGAAAAAAACAAGATTTAGAAAAAGCAAAACATTTTATTGATATGATCATAGAAAGAGATTACTCCGATGTATAATCCGTTACCACCAAGACTTACAATTAAACCTTCTGTAATTAGTGGATTAGGATTATTTGCAACAGCAGGTATTGCTCAAGGAACAAATTTAGGAACCACTCACATAAAAGTTGATGACATAATTTTTAGAACTCCTTTAGGAGGTTTTATTAATTGTGATGAAAATGCTAATTGTGTTAAGGTTGAAATGAAAACCGAAGGTTCGATTACAGATAAATGGAATTTAGTAACACTAAGAAATATTAATAATGGAGAAGAGCTTACATTAAAATATACATTTTACACTGTGAAAAAAGACTTTTTAGAAGAAGCAGAGAAAGAAAAAAAAGAATTAGGAGAATCTTATCAAGAATCATTAAGACAAACTAAAGAGAGAATTAAATGATACAACAACCACTTTTCAAACCACAAACAGAATGGTTACCACCAGAAGAATTTCCAGATTTATCAAAGCATGATGAAATTTCAATAGATCTAGAAACTAAAGATCCTAATTTAAACACTAAAATGGGCTCTGGTTCTGTTGTAGGAGTAGGAGAAATTGTAGGAATAGCTGTAGCTGTTAAAAATTGGTGTGGGTATTATCCAATCGCTCATGAAGGTGGTGGTAATATGGATAAAGCCAAAGTTTTAAAATGGTTTCAAGGAGTATTAAATACACCAGCTACAAAAATATTTCACAACGCCATGTATGACGTTTGTTGGATACGAGCGCTCGGTTTAAGTATTAACGGTAAAATAGTCGACACAATGATAGCATCGGCTTTGGTTGATGAAAATCAAATGCGTTATGACTTAAACAATTGTTCTAGAAGATACACTGGAAAAGGAAAAGATGAAACAGCTTTATATGAAGCTGCAAAGTCATGGGGTGTTGACGCCAAGGCAGAAATGTATAAACTACCTGCCATTTATGTTGGCGCATATGCAGAAAAGGATGCTGAAATAACTTACGAACTTTGGCAAGAACTTAAGAAAGAAATTTTACACCAAGATTTAAATTCTATTTTTCAATTAGAGACCGAACTTTTTCCCTGCCTCGTTGATATGAGGTTTTTAGGAGTTCGTGTAGATGTTGAACAAGCTCACAAATTAAAATCAGAATTACTAGAACAAGAAAAAGAGTGCCTACAACTAGTAAAAAAAGAAACATCAGTAGATGTTCAAATATGGGCTGCACGTTCCATTGCGCAAGTTTTTCAAAAACTTGACCTGCCCTACGACACAACTGAAAAAACAAATTCTCCATCATTTACTAAAAATTTTTTAGTGAATCACCCCCACCCACTGGTGAAACGAATAGCCCGAGCTCGTGAAATAAATAAAGCTCATACCACATTTATTGATACCATATTAAAACATAACCATAAAGGAAGAATACATGCTGAAATTAACCAATTACGAGGAGATAATGGAGGAACAGTAACTGGAAGATTTTCGTATTCAAACCCAAATTTACAGCAAATACCAGCTAGGGACAAGGACCTTGGACCAGCTATTAGGTCATTATTTATACCCGAGGAAGGCCATACATGGGGTTGTTTTGACTATTCTCAACAAGAGCCTAGGCTGGTAGTACATTATGCAACTTTACAGAATCTCTATGGAGTGGACGAAGTGTTGGAAGCCTATAAGAAAGGAGATGCAGACTTTCATGACATCGTTGCTGATATGGCAGAGATACCTAGATCACAGGCCAAGACTATAAACCTTGGTCTGTTCTATGGTATGGGAAAAAATAAATTACAAGCAGAACTTGGTGTGTCTAAAGAAAAAGCTGAAACTCTTTTTAAACAGTATCACAACAAAGTCCCATTCGTAAAACAACTGATGGATAATGTTATGCAACGTGCAGAAGATTCTGGAAAAGTAAGAACTCTTTTAGGGCGTCTTTGTCGTTTCCATTTATGGGAACCAAATCAGTTCGGAATTCATAAAGCATTACCTCACGAACAAGCACTCATGGAACACGGACCAGGGATCAAACGTGCTTATACTTACAAAGCTTTAAATAGGTTAATACAAGGATCGGCTGCAGACATGACGAAGAAAGCAATGATAGAGTTATATAAAGAAGGAATTATTCCTCATATACAAGTACATGATGAATTAGATATATCTGTTATAGATCATACTCATGCAACACATATAAAAGAGATAATGGAGTCTGCAGTAACACTTG